CTCTCCGTGTACTTAAGTTTTTCCAGCCGTGTAATGACAGAAAAAGTGATCCACCCGTCCGGCTGCCGATAATAACCATGGGTTGGGCGAATCTTCTGCCCCAGAGTCGCTGATAATCTCGGGTCTATTTCTGTCGTCATCTTCGTTCCTCTTCGTGTGGATCAGGGTATTCCGTTAAAATTTCTTCCCTGATGAACACCCCTTTAAGTTCGTAGTCCCACGCCTCGCTTTCCGCCAATGTAGGCATTACGCTGGCCAACGTGCCTTCTGGGGCCAGGAACTGGTCTCCTTGACTCACTCCGTACATCATTTCCTTAGCCGTTGGTGTCCGAGGTGCATGAATTGTGATTGGAGTTATAACCGGATAGGGGCCAGTCATTGACCACTCAGACCCGTCCTGATGAATCCAACCTTGCTTTCTCATGTCTTCGACGAATTGTGCTGCCACGCGTACTTTCTCTGTGTCACTCGGTCTCGTATCTGGGTCAACCTTGAACCGACACTTCAGCCGATAGGGCTTCTTCTCTCTCCCTGGTCTGATGAATATCGAAGGGCTATCCACCGAGTTACTTCAACCCCCGGAGTCTGACGCCGTGCAGTTTGGCCGTGGTGGTCACCGACGCCACTTCGTCAGCCTCTTCGCGCTCGAACATCCCATAAATCTGGTCGGTGGCAACTATCCAAGATTTCGCCAAAGGAGAAAACCACGTATCCTGTTTCGGTGCCTTTTTGATGATCTTGAAGAAATGCTCACCAGCCCACATATGGCCAGTTGAGTTCGGGGCGGTCCCAACAGTAAGGTTGCTCATGTGCATCTTCGCTTGATAAACACGCCCAATCTCAGCGTCATGTAACGCTCGGCCCTGGGTGTCGCCGTTGTAAAGCTGTTGAGTGAACTTCTCGATCTTCAAGAACCCACCCCAAGTCGCTGGGCTTACCACGCCTACATACGGTGGCATCCCGGAACTATCCTGGAGGAACTGCCACGCCCGAATCATGTTGTCGTCCGTCATCTCGGCTGCAAGGACACCAACCGACTGGAGAGTGTTGTCGTCGAGCAAAGCCGCAGCAGTAACATCCATGGAGCGTCCGAGCGAGTAGGACGCCGCTAGGGTGTATTCGTTCCGTATGTCGTACTTCGACATCACCTCGGCAAAGTCCTCTATATCCTGGGCCACGATCTGGTGGAGACTGACCGTGAAGGTCTGCTCACTTTCCGTGATTGCCTCTGGAGTAGCATCAGATCCCGAAGACTTCGTGTTAGTCGTCAGGTTGTGCCGGGCTGGGAGGTGGAGGATATCGCCAGAACCACCCATGTTCATCTTTGAGGTCCAGTCGGTAAATAATGCAGCGATCACCAATTGGAACTCGATTGCCCTGTTTAATTCGTTTGACCAAATCTCGTCTATGAAGTTGGCCGCTGTGGTTGATGTAACTTGTGCGATGGTGCCCCCTTCTTACTGTTGTAGGAACTTTGCAGTTATCTGGTCTATTTCGCTTGAGGAAGGCAGGGCTCCGCCGCTCTTTAGCTTGGTTACGTAAGAACCATCGCCACTCGCCCCAGGACTAGCCTGTGTAGCGTATGGCTGTACTGGCGCAGCTTCATTTCTTTTTCCCTGCTCTAACGCTGAGATTCTTTTATCTTGGCTACCAGCCACCCTCGCGTATTTCTCCATCTGGTCGATGGTGCTGAAACCTTGCAAGGATTCTTCTGAGATGCCGTATGTCCGGGCTAAGTCCTTGGCTCCGTAGGCTAGATGAAGAGATTCCACACGTCCGTCCGACAGCTTCAAGCGTTCTTCTGCCACCCAACGTAAACGCTCTGATTCAGCTTGTGCCCTAGCTTGTTCCTCGGTGTAGTTACCGTTTGCAACTAGGTTCTGGGCATACCGGTCTGCCATGTCCCGCGAATTGCCCTCAATCGCCGCTGCGTTGGCTTCTTGCGCTCGTTCTTCCCGTTCACGGGTGAGTTCAGCTATCTGTGTTTGAGCCGCAACTAGTTCAGGGGAGGGCTCAGGAGGGAGTTCCGCTTCAGTAGAGGGAGGTGCATCCGCCTCTGGTGCGCCCTCCTGAGCCAACCTATCTGAGTCAGAAGCCCATTGCTCCGTCGCTTCAGTGGTTACCTCTTCCGTTTCATCGGTGATATTCTGCTGACTCATAATCCTCCAGAATTGGGCAATAAAAAAGCCGCACTCCCCGAAGGGATATGCGACCATGCGCTCTATCTCTACTTGATATGTATTTCGTTCTTAAGCTACCAGAACTGGCAATCTCCTGTCAATGGTTCTCCATACCCCTCCACAGCGGATACTCCGGCAGAAAAAGTCAGCCGTACTACCTTTAGGCACTCGAATAGGCCACTTGATGGCGCAAGTCGGACACAATACCCTGTCATCTACAGTGGTCATTCTCGTGGAAACGTCACTGAGCCTGCGCCGAATCCAGCAGGCAACGCCTTGAACAGACCACTTATACCTTCATCATCGAAGGCTTCTTTCAAGTCTTGCAAGAATAGTGGTGCCAAACGACTCTCTAATTCTCTCGGTATACCACCATGTAAAAATGGGAAGTCAGTATCTACGGAAACACTGGCATCAAAGTCTTCATTACCGACTGTCGGCTCTCCGATAAAGTTCTCTCGGCCAAACAATAGTTGGTCTGCACCGAAAGCCGCAGCCGGGCTCAGTTTAGAACGCAAGAACCGGAGGAATATCGGGTCTTGGAATGTACTCAAGTCAGTCCTGGGCACGGAAACTATCTCTCCACGATTCTTCCCAGCCACTATCTTCCGTTCCCCAAAAGTAAACTGAGCCGCATACCGAGCCAAAGGTTGAAAGCCACCCCAGAACTCAATACTAGTGTTTCCCATCCGTATCTTGCCGAAATCACTACTCTTGGGATTCAACTCTACTGCTGCTCCCGCTAAAGCAGCTAAACTCAAAACAGTCATCCCAGTACCCAAGAATTTACTCAAGTCTTTCGCAGCTTGTTTTCGCACTAAAGACGAAGAACTTATGAGACTCAATGGTGTCTGAATCCTAGAAGCTAATAGTCGTGGCGCAAAGAAGGTCGTATTTAAAATCGGTGCAAAGTCATTCAAGGGTCCAAGACTTCCTCGGCCTGTCGCTCTATTTATGAACAAAGCCAATTCGTCCAAATCATTGTCGGTTATCTGAACTCCTGCTCTCTCCCATCCCTCAACAACATCTGACATAACATCGAACCGGAGTTTGTTCAAGAATGTGACGTAAGCGCGTTGAGACTGGCGTATCCCAGGAATCTTATTCGCTAGCCTGGACATGAACTGTTCTTCTTGCCCAGAGATACCCCTAGCTCCGCGAGACAAATCAGCGATGAACAGGTTTTTGCTGTTCCCGGCTGGATGCCTACCAGCAAAGCGGACAAAATTTCTATCGCTCCTAATACCAACGTCTACGGCCTCAGCGGCTCCCTCACGAGCCAAAGCCTTGAACATCGTTACGGTGCTTTCACTCCACCGACCAGGGTGCCCTGGACCAAGAACAACTCCCTGTCTTAGAGGTGCTGAAACATCATAGGCAGTAATTATTTGTCGGGGGGCGTTCAAGACATCCAGCGCGGCTTCGCCTGAGCGCGCGCTCAATGCTCTCTTGCCTCTGATAGCTTCCACAAACTGCTGGCCGAACATCTTCCGAAGTAATTCAGTTTCCGATGGCGACGGCAGTTCACCAGCGATGACTCTTTCCAACGCGACTCTCGTATTTGTTCGGTTGAAGAATTGCTCTTGAGTTACTGGTAACGCGTCCGAGATATGGTCAAATAATGGCCGTACTTCAGCAGCGCCCATCTCCAAAGGAGCGAACTCTGGGACTGGTAAATCACCGCCCAATTGGGAAGTTGCCTGTCGATTCGCTTCCTGGGCTGGGATCCCTTGGTTTATCAATCTGCGTTCTAAAGCCTCAGACCTAGCGATACGAGTGCCACGTTCTGCCGTCTGGGCTGCCCTTCCCGCTCGAATAGCCGACCTCTGCAACGGACGAGCCTCTTTTATAAGACCCGTCATCTTGGCTAAAGTCGTCTCAACTCCAGAACTCAAGGGTTTCAGTATCCCCAGAGTGGTTCCACGAGGAATCGCTCCCGGACGCACAACTTCTTCGACCACATCCTCAATAACTTCATCGACCGGAGGACGAACTGGTGGACGTTGCTGGATTTCTGCCACCGTCTCCAATGGTCCCGTTGCACGCGGACGGCGGGCGGCTCTCTCTAATGCTTGGTTCCGTACATTGGCGCTGCTGACAACTCTTCCCGCTGCACTTGGAAGCCGAGTGGCAAGTAACCCAGGGTCAATCAACCCGATACCGAGTTGTGCCGCTAAGGGTCGTTCTCGGAAGGCATCCGACTGACGGTTGATAATCTCGGCCGGATTCAGTGAACCACCAGAACCCACGGGGTCTTGAAAAGTCAGTCCACGAAATGTACTTTCCCCAAATGCCTCTAATCCTTGGAATACCTCATTCGTGGCATTTCGCAAAAATGGAGTTACGCCAGGGACTTCGATGCCTCTGGTTCCCAACCTTGCGGCAAGATTCCCCGCACGGTCCAAAAGACTAGGCTGACCAGTCGGAGCTAGGTCAACTTCTGGAGGCGCAGCCCCCTGTTGGGCAATAACTTCATCCGCTAACTCAATCGGCGTTTGGCCCAAAAGAGCCTTGCGCTCGTCCCCGCCCAAGAGACGTTTCCGCTCATCCTCTGGACCTTCTAGAAGACGACGGCGTTCGTCTATGTCGTTTTGAGTGACCACTTAGAAAAGGAACCTCGATGCTCTATTTAATCCAGCGTCATTTGCACCTCTTTCGTTAGGAGAGAGCCGTAGGAACTCACTTTCAAAATCAAGGTCTCGGAAAAAGTCCAAGGGATTCAAATCGCTTCGACCGAATTCGTCTATCTGACTCCCCAACGCTCCCTGGAACTGCTGAAGGAATCTAGCCGATTTTCCTCGAAAGAAGTCAGTTAAGTTCGTGTCTAGCCCAGCCTGAGAGACCGAAGTTTGAAAGGCCAATCCAGGGTCATCTTGGAATAATCCACGTCTAAAACTTTCATCGAACGGGCGGCTTGGAGGTAAGCCCCTAGACGCCGGAGGTAATCCTATAGAAGCAGGCGGAAGTCCTCTTGAAATGCTCCGAGATGGGTTATCAGTACGTAAATCAAAATCAGCAAAACTAGACTGGGCACCCAGCCTTTGACGTGGACTAGCAAAGGGTTGAAAGGAGGAACCTCTGCCAGAAAATATATTAGGCATTACCTCAAGCCTCTATTAAAGGCTGGTAGGAAGTTCCTTTGCCCAAAATCCGGGAGTCCAGTCTCTGGATTGATTGGAGAATCAGATAAGAACTGGTCAAACTGCCGTCGTACACGTCTCCGAGTGGCTGGAGCGAATCTTGTTGGGACTCCTTGCAGCGCAGATTGGGTTGCGAGTTCTAATTGAGTATTTTGATTGGCTCTCAATGTATCCCTAAAATCGCTCTGAGTATCACTCAAACCCTCTCTACCAAAGAGATTACCGACTTCAGCAGCAACAAGCCTGGGGTCTATTCCGCCCCTTCCCAAGTTTTCGTTGGCAAAATCACGAAAGTTTGCTCCGCCCAGTTGTCCTAGTCCTTGCAATGCTTCAAAGGATGGTTGGATGACATCAAACTGTCTCCCTAGAGCCGAGGTGACTCTATTCCCAACATTCGGGAATCTATCCCCCAGAATATCTCCGAAGGCTATATTCTGGAGGCTACGCGTAGCTCCGAATGGAGTCTCAGTAGGGCCAGAGATTTCGTCCTCCAACCTCAAACGGTCAAATCCAGGAGCAATGCTAGTCGGAATATCCTCTGGTTGGACTATAGGACGAGGGACTGGACCTTCAAAAGGTAGCGGTGCCTCAGTTATTTCAGCCGCTTGCCCTACTTCGTCAATATCCTGCTGGGCGAAACTCGCAGCTTTGGCAGGATCTACGTTATGGTTGGTAATCCACCAGTCAGCCAATTGCTGAAGAGTCTCTTCCAAGCTTTGCCCCTGACGAAATCGCTCTAATATCTCTTCGCGTGTCATTACAACCCCCTATCCGTTGCTCCTGCTAGTGCCCCTGGTCTTGTTGCGCCTGCTGGCTGTAAAGAACCAGCTTGTGGAGTAGGCTCAGGTGGGCCACCACCCAAAAGTGGTTGAGGCACCGCCCTCGGATCTGGACCAGCCCCGCTTCCATTCGATGGAGTTCCCGGACCCTGTACTCCGACCTGCGCTGCGATTGCGTTTATCTGGGCTACCGCGATCAATCTTTCGGTCATAACTAGCTTCCATTCGGTAAACCATATTTCGGCTAATTCGAAGTTCTCCTGCTCCGCTGCCGCCAACATATTCGAGAAAGCCAACGCCGCTGGAGAGCCAGTCTTAGCTAATTGTTCCTGAACCGCACGTTCGACTTGTTCCACGTCCTGCATCATCAGAATCTTCTCTCTAACGAATCTATGATCCGCCAGAGGAATATCCCCTTGGACGTAAAGATTAGCCAGAGCAACCTTGTTGGCGTCGTCTTGAGGAAGTTGCGGGACTATCTCGACATCGAAGTTCCCGCCTTGTTGCAAAACTTGGATGGGAATCTTCTCTTCAAAGTCCGTTCTTCCAACATCCTGCATCCGTCCGGTAAGGGTCATCTCATCGAAATTCCCCGTCGCATAAGCAGTCCCGAGGATATTTAGAATCCCCTTGAAGGCCAATGTGACAGTTTTCACAGGGGGGCCAATCGGGGCTTCCATACCCTGTCTCAACTGCGTTATCGCAAACCCTGATAGTTGGAAAGCTAATTCACCGAAAGCGGAGGAAGGGAATGTCCCTCTCTGAGCCATCCCCGCAACTACCCCCATGAAAGTCGCCGACGCCTGTACCATCTCAATCGGCGGCATGGGCACGACATCTTGGTCATCACCAGTTGCTACCGATAGTTCCGCCCCTGTCTCCCGGATATCTCCGTCCAGAGTCCAAGATCCATCACGGGACTTAACCAATAATCCTTGGTTGATAGACCGGGAGGAAATCTCAGCTAGGATAGACAACATAAAGTTCTGCTGGTCATAAATCTCTCTTACAGAATGATAGAAACTCTCCCCATAATGAGCTTCGTAATCTTTTCCCTCGGCTTGGAAGAACGGCATCCATCCCACGGTGTGAACATCCACAGGTACAGTCCCCATCCCATGTGAAGTCTCAGGTTTTAACTCCCTACCCTTCATGGAGACCCAACCTATCTGTTCGTCGAAAAACTCGTAGGTTGCGTGTTCTTTATCGGTATTTTTTGTTCCGTCTTCTAATGTAATTCCCCATTCAGCCAGAATCTGCTCTGCTGTTTTCATCGCCTTATGGCAAACGGCGACTTTTCCGTTGGGACCCATGAATACGTAAGTATTACGGGGGTCCCAGTCTTGGATGTCAACGAACGTCCTAGTTCTCTGGATCTGTGGCTGAGTTGCCAACGCTGTTTGACCGTCCGGTCCTACGTTCAAATCTTCCAAGCCGGGTTCCAGCCCCAAACTACCTGGCGGAGTGTCGATATTTTCCTTGACCAACAAAACCCGCTGGGAAGTCTGGCCTCTGAGTAGAGACTGGCCATCAAGCGCATCTTGGAGGGACGGCATATCAAGTCCAGCCCTTCTGGTGTCCGCTTCTGAGAGCCAGCCGATGCCTGCCAGTTCTTTCAGGTTGTCAATCTCCTGCTGTTGCTTTTTACCTTTGGGTTTACGGACTCGAATTAATACCGGAGCCGTGCCCATAAGGTGAGCCGCCAGATCGAGCGAAGTCGCGGCATCGTTGGAGGTGAACTTCTTGAAGTTATCCAGCGGGTTTTGACCATTCTCGTTCGTCTCACCTCGATATTTGGCTAGGAAATACCGGTCCAAGTCTCCGTCTTGACGGTTGTGCAACGCCGAACGGTCTGTTTCCCGTTTATCCACTATCGCCATGTATTCAGCTATCGTGGGCATCAGCGTCTCCGCACGGTGGTAGTAAGGTTGTCTCCATAGTTGGTTTGGTTGGTTCCGGCTTTAGCCAATGGGTTGATACCTTGGATATTTTGACCTCTCCGAGTGACCTTTCCAACCCGTCTTTCCTGACCGTAGGCAAACCCGAAATTATGGACTATCGAGTAAATCAGGGCCTTGCAGGCATGGTTGTATTCGTCCAAAGGCTCCATGCCGACAACCTGACCCATACGGTCCTCTTTCCACTTCCACGGGTGGTAGGACTTGTTGTCAAACGGGTCCAACGCCGCGCCCAATTCACTCAACAATCCTTGTAAATGAGGTGAGATAACTATCCCTGGCACTCCAAAGGCATCAACCTTAAAATATCCTTTCAACCGCTCGATACCAGGTCCAGACGGAACGCGTTCGTTGGCTTCCGGAGTTATTCCCGCCTCTCGCCGCCAAATCTCCGAAACTGAGTGGTTGGCGTGGTGTTGGTCCTTGTAATGCGGGTCGATGACCAACTGTTTCTGACCCTTCCACCAATCCCTTCTTTGGGCGATTCGGATAATCTCGGACGTTATCAGCCCTCGTTCGTAGATAAGGTCAAAAACCCTGATTTGGTGGTCGATATTCTGGTAAACCGGCAATGCGTGGGCTGAATGAGCCCCATATCCGGGGTCTTCACACATATAAACGGGGTAATTGGGGTCGTATTGCACGTCTTTGACATGGATATCAGCCCTGAACTCGTTTATTACCAATCCCTTCGGCGGAACGACCTTCCCAGCGATTCTTTCCATGAAATACGCGTCGGAACTTTCTCTTTCCAGGCGTAATATCTCAGGGTCTTGGCGTCCTCCAGGGTAATAATGTGTATTGGTCCAAGAAGGAAGTTCAAAACTCTGCTCATCCCCTGCGCCAGAGGCCCACGCTTGCAGTAACTGGGGATAATACCCCATTGACCCCTCTAACGTCCCTACCAGAGCCAGCCACCCTCTAACGCCAGCGATACGACCGTTCAGGCGTTCGTAAGTAGCGACCGTGGAAAGGCCAGGCTCACAATGAAGTATCCCATGGGGGCGTTGACGGGTTAATCTCGAAGGATCACGGGCGCTTTTAGTCTCAATGAGTAATCTAGGGTTACGTTCTTTTGGAAGTTGGAGTTTGATATGGCCTGGGTCCACGATGTTGGAAGAATCGATTGGATAACCCAATTCCTCCAGGTCTTGCTTGATATAGTGGAATTCTGCCTCTACTTGAGAGTAATCCTCTCCAACTAGCCAATAAAGCAGGGGGTCTCCGACACCGTCACCGTAAGTCGGATTAGCCGCCATGTCGTCAGGCCACCTGCCCATCCATATCTTGGAAGCGAGAACCGACTTCCCTGCGCCTTCTCCGCCTGAGAGTCCTATCTTCCTCTTCTTAGACGCAAGAATGGTTCTTTGCTCTGGGCCGGTCGGCTCAAACCCTATCTGTTTATAGAGCGCAGCCGCAGCGGGAGATATTCCTTCGTATACATCTACTGCGGTAGTCACTTTTTAGGCTTTCCAGCTTTACGCAGGGCGATTGCAACCGCCTGGTCTCTGGTTCTTTTTCCAGACTTCATCAGTTCACGGACGTTATCGCTGATAACCTTGTCGCTTGAACCATCTTTTAGAGGCATAAGAAAAACGACCTAGGAGATTAGCTCCCTAGGCCGCTTAGACCATACTGGGTACAGTATTTTGGAACATCTGGCGGGAATCGAACCCACATCATCTGCTTGGAAGGCAGAGGTCCTACCATTAAACGACAAATGCTCTTGGAGCCCCCACGAGGAATCGAACCCCGGTCAGTAGTTTACAAAACTACCGCTCTGCCAATTGAGCTATAAGGGCTTCATGCAACCATCATTCTTTTTCAGTTCGGCCTGCATCTCCTGGTTGGACGGATTCAGCTTTTTCAGCGTCTTCATAATAGCATGGCGGCATTCTTGCCTGACAGTCTGGTTCCCCGGTTTACACATTCACCTCTCCTAATTCTTCTACACTGGCGTTGAATACTGCACCAAGCGGCAATGGGACGCCTATAGGGATTTCCATCCATGTCAAGTTGATAATTTGGATATCGTCGGGCGGAATTAGCTCTAATTTGCCAATTTGCATATTCGGATTTTCTAAATCGTCAATAGACCAGCCCGAAAGCTTGTTGAGACAGGCATTGATGCGCCTAGTTTTCTCACTTCGCTTGAAGAATTTCAGCATATTTATCCTAGTTCTTAGCTGCATGAATCCGGCCTAGCAGTTCGATATTCTGGATTGCTTGTCGGACATCTTCCCTGGAAACACCGAAATGCTTCAAAGTTGTCTCAAGAGATACCAACCCAACTTTCATTTGCTGGAGCATCTTCCAGAGTTCTGGGTCTGTCATCCTCTAGGAAATCCTCCGTTCCAAACGTTCAGAACTCTCCGGTGTTTGTTAATCACTCTACGGACCTTATCTTTACAGGAATTCGTGCAATATGGTCCTTCATTCCCGGCCCTTGGAAACCCTGCATCCGCTGGGAAGATATTGTTGCAACTCGCACACACCTTCTCCGCTCCCCGCATTTCGTCCCATTTCACTGACCTACAGAGTCTATTAGGGCATTCTCCAAGTGGTTCTTCGGCACGCCAAGATTCACCGCACCGCTGGCAGATGAAAGAGGTCATTCCCACCATCCCATATATTTAGCCAAGAATGCTGCTCCAATGGCTACGCCAGAGACCGTAGCTCCGATAACCACAGCTATCAAAGCTGCCTCTGATACTCGGCCAAGTAACGCTAGGAGACGTTTCACTGGAGCCGGACACCGCACTGGCACCAATGAACAGCGCCGAGGCCGCACGTAGCGACATGCTCATTCCGAAGTCTCAAGCAATGATGGCAATGCCCAAAAACTTTATGCCAGAACTTACGCATGTCTGAACCTTGAAAGCCCGCAGCGGATACAAACTGCGTGAGAGCCCTCAGTTAAAGACCACCGCCATCTATGAGCAAACCAACAGAGAAACATCTATTTTCTCCTCTTTCCTAGTCTGAAAAAACCGCTCGGTTGGCCGTCAAAGAAATTTGGAGAACGTGATTCCACAAATGCCTGGAAACCCGAGAATTCAGGTGGCTTTGGGATTGGTTTCTGCCAAGCCACAGTCCATCCATTTCGTTGATTGGGGTCAAAGAACCGACGTACCTCTTGTGCTACGGGCATCACTTCTTCCCTTTCTTGGGCTTCTTTGGACCGTGCTTGGTCCCTGGTTTACCGTGTCCGGGCAAAATATCACCTCTTATGGTTTGTGTTTTGTTGCCTTATTTGGCATTATACCAGAATGACGTATGAAGAAAGATTCTGGAACAAGGTTAACAGACTTGGCCCCGATGATTGCTGGGAATGGCTGGGATATAAACATGAAAGGGATAGATATGGACGCTTTTGTACGTATATTCTAGGGAGCAAGCCGCCCAAGCAAAAAAAGGAACAAGCGCACCGAGTATCCTACCGATTACTAGTTGGTCCTTGTCCAAAGGGATTGGTTCCAGACCACCTGTGCCGAAATCGTGGGTGTGTTAATCCTAGTCATCTAGAGTTTGTTACTCTTCGTGTAAATATTCTCCGAGGGATTAGCCCAATAGCTAACAAGGCTCGTCAGACTGATTGCATCTACGGACACCCACTATCTGGAGAAAACCTTTACATTACGCCAGACAAGCGAAGGCAATGTCGGACATGTCTTCGTACCCGTTCTAGGAAGTTTGCTCAGAAGAGATAGTCCTGGCATCATTCCTCCTGCGGCACTGTATAAGTCCACGTCGAACTACTGATGGGAGGTTCATAAGGTTGGTTGAATGCCGGGGAGAGTGCTAGGAAAACTCTCTTGGCTAACCACATCCTGCCTCGGTTAACCCGTGTGTGCTTCCACGTAACAGTCGCATCAGCAGGACCCCCCAACATCCACGTAGAAGATAGGATATCCGAGCGCGTTATCATACTGACCCCCGTGTGAAAGTTACCACCTTGGCATCTTCATCCTAGGAAGTCTGGGCATCAAGACGACCCTTCCTTTGATTTGCTTCTGGGCAGGATGTAACTCAGCACGAATACTTTCCTTAGGTATCAGCGGAGGATTCCCAAACGCTTTATTGTGGAACAAGAATGTATTTCCGGCATCGTTTACACCAAGCTAGGTCAGACATCCAGAGGACGCTTGAAGCTAGAATGGAGAACGTTCGCTAAGACGTATTCCGAATAAGGCTCCCAGCCATCGTCTAGTAAGTCCTGATGGTCAGACCCCGCCCTGTGAACAACCTCCCACCTCTGGGGAGTGACTACCGCTACAACGACACCAGCCTCAGTAGCACGAATCTGATGCACGGCTCCGTCCTTGACTTCCATATTATCTACCTCCAGCATCGTGGCGGCCAGCAATCATCAATCAACCCCAACGAAAGAAACCAAACAGCAACCATGATTCCGCCGTAGCCAACGATTACCTGCGTTCCTAGGACTAACCAATCACGCTTTGTCATTCTTCCCACCAACTAAAAGTCCCACCAGGGAGAGACGCAGCCAGCAACCGTCTCCATTCTCCAAAATACTGTACCCAAATCTTGCCAATCATCTCTCGGGGCACGAAGATGGAGAACCTAGCGTCCGATGATGCACAGAAGTTAGGTTTCTTCATCAGGTTACCAGATTTAGATACCGTGAACTGCTTTACGCGAACTGTCATTTCTTTCTTCCAAGTAATCGGGGCGACATGTAATCCATTTCCTTTGGCATCATCAAAGGCCGCTTGGTATGCGATCTGACTGCCGTAAATGGCATCGTGAACACCAGCCATCGACGTGTGGGCCATAGCCGAATCGCTATCCACGAATATCCGTCTGCATCAAAACGATTCCACATCAGTGTTCTCTCACTATTATTCGTCCCGGTAACGCCAGATACTTCCATTACAGTAGCAAACCTGATTTCTTGGGTGACCGTGTGTGTTACACCCACAACGGTGCCAAGGCCACCAGCGTACCAAACTTTCTAGGAACCAACCAACTAGCATCGGAAGTCCTTTTGTAGGAATAATTCTGGCAGACCTTCCATTATCCTCTCCCACAGTCAGACCTAAGCCATACCCCTCGGGCATCATGTGCTATTAGCTGTGGTTCGCACAACATCGCTTATGTAAGCCTTAGTCACGCCTAGCACTACTGTTATCGTCTGCTTGGTTACGGATATCGTGGTCTGCGATGGTGCTGATGTGTAACTTATCGTCGCAAGCACAACCCCGGCCACCAAATAGACGGCCTGGGACATAGATGCGATGAGGGCATTTGAATAACCAGTGCAGAACCGTACGCATTGCCGCCACCTAAGCCGCACATGCCGTGCAATCACTCGTTGGTTTCATCCCTTGGTTATGGAACCTGCGATGGAAACTACAGTACCACATGCCTTCACCTAAGCCTGTTTAAGGCCCTTGTTTCTCATCTTCCGTGTCAGAGACCACATGGGACGTGGAATCAACCACCTTTGGGGCCTCAAGCCGTGGAGTGCCAAGGCTACGCAGTGCTTCAAGAGATTCACGGATGGCTGAAAGGTCCTCGACTTCCTTGGAGTTGTCCCGGTAGCTGGGGTCCAGCTTCTTGACTCTGAACATGGCTAGGTTGCTGTCCCAGGCTTTGTACGTGTCAGTAACCTTACCCTTGAAGATAACCGGGTGATCGTAGCCTTCAAATGCTCTGCGGTCGATTGAGACTATCATTCGCTCTAGGACATACGCTTGGGCGTCCTCGTACCTCTTTTGAAAGTTAAACTTGTTTAAATCAACCCACTGTTTAAACGCTTGATACGTATGCCCAGCAGTCTCGCACGCCAGCATCACAGCCCCAATACCACGGTACTCGGCTAGAAACTTCTCTTGCAACGTCCAAGTAGTTATTTGCTGGGCAGTAGGTTTCTCTGGGAAACCGTAGTCTTGCGGCGAACCGGTTGGTTCAATCTCTAGCATGGTGCCAGTCTACCAGATTGGGGGTTGACATTGCTGGCTTGTGACATTACCATGACTAGACAACCTTATTTGATTGGAGGCGAAGCCATGATACTTGATAGCAGGACATTCATTGTTGAAGTGGAGGAGATGCCATCTGATGAGATCATGGAGAAGCTATTCTGGCCTATCAATGACGCCATCACAGTAGCCTTAGACCTTGCTTGCGATGCAGTCACCCATGATCTGAAAGAAGCGGGTTTGACAGTTACCATTCGAGTCCAAGATTAACCTGGCATCCAATTTTTCGACGGAGGCCAACTAAATGAAACGAAAACTGAAGTACGGGGAGGGCCGTTGCAACGTATGCCGTAGATGGTTCGCCCTTCGCAGCGATCTAGTGATTCGGATACATCGTCACCAATTCATCAAATCTGTCATTTGTGAAGGTAGCATAGATGAACCACACCCATTCAAAGAAAATACACGAGGAAGTATTGGATAATGGCTACAGACTACATCAACATAGACGGTGAACGCGTTGGATTTCAATTCAACCTACACTCAAACGGTGAACGTAATCTGAAACAACCACCTAGGCTCTGCCCCGACTGTTTGTGCGGAGGTTTACTAACATGGCAAAGATTGGACGCTGCCCAAGGTGTGGCAACATTGTCTCACTGATGTTCCCGATTCACGAGTGCACTCCAAAGAAATAACCTCCACACTCCCAGCATCAAGCTCGTCAGCAATGGCGGGCTTTTTCTTTCTACGTCTACGCTGACCTTCACGGTGGATCTTGCGTCTCTCTTCTGGATGAGCTTTTGCCCACCTAGCTTGTTTGGTTTCAGTAGCCATGGTCGAAGTTTAGCATGGTTGTAGCGTCTAGTGAGAGCAATTGTTTAAAGCGGGATTATATACTTGACACTAGGTTGATTCTTTGATATCATCTTCTTGTGATGAAGATTCAGCCTCAGATTTATCCTTTTCATGGGCCACTCGATGTAATTCTTCCCGTACCTTTTTCGGGAACAATTTCTTCATGGCTTCATCTTTTGTCAGTTCAGACGGCTTTTTCTTCGCTCGTGGCACAAGGAGCCTCCGATGACTAAAACTCAGGATATGAATCTAATTAAATTGGTGGACCAATTCCATTCCGAAGATAGGTGCCGGGAATACTTGGAAACCCTCCGCTGGCCTGATGGAATTGCCTGTCTCCGGTGCGGGAGCGTCAAGATCTCCCGGAGCTACAAGCGCAACCAGTTCATCTGTGAAGATTGCAAATACAACTTCTCGGTTACTGCCGGGACAATCCTCCATGACACTCACTTGCCCCTTAACAAATGGTTCATGGCCGCTTACCTGATGATTGAATCCAAAAAGGGTATATCCGCGAATCAATTGTCGCGGACGCTCGGTATTTCCTACAAGACCGCTTGGTATCTCTCCCACCGAATCCGGGCCGCTGTCCAAGACGCTTCTCCCATCAAACTCAAGGGCATCGTAGAGATTGACGAGACTTTTGTTGGTGGCGAAGTTCGGGGCAAAGGTCATGGCTACAAGGGCAACAAAGCCATCGTTGTTGGAGCCGTCCAGAGGGAAGGCAAGATTATCCTCCAAGTGGTTCCAGACCGGACTCGCAAGACTCTCCACGCTTTCGCTGAGGAAGCCGTTGCCGACGAAGCCGAAGCTATCCACACCGACGACTGGCGACCGTACCGGGGAATTGGAGACGAAGATACCCGGCATGAGACGGTCAACCACTCCATCAAAGAATATGTCCGTGGCGATGTTCACACGAACTCCGTCGAGGGTGTATGGAGTCTCTTGAAGCGGTCTATCATCGGTTCTTTTCATAAGGTCTCTATCAAACATTTGGATGCCTATCTGGATGAACTCGAATGGCGGTTCAATAACCGGGACAACCCTTTCTTATTCCGGGATACGCTCGTTCGGCTTTTGCAGTCTGAGAATTTGGAGTACAAAGAACTAACGGCATAGTGTTTCTTGACTCACTGATTAGCAGTTAAGTCAGGGGGTAACTGTGCTTGCATGGTCGCCACAATATCTGGGGTAAGAAGATAACGGTTTAGTGAGGCTTGTACCATGAGAATAGCGCGGCTCACTGCGCCCACACGCTGTAAGAACTGGGACTGAGTCATGGTCTCGCTGGGTATAAATCCAGCGATGACAGAGAAACCCTCATTCACAAGGTCCCGCCCATCAAACCCAATATCTAATCTTGCCAACTCGATAGCAACATCACTTAAGACGATATGTTGTTCATTCGCAAGCATAGCCTGAAACAACGTCTTTTGCTCATCGCTAAGGATTACCCGTCCTTGTAATCGAACGCCTGGCTCATTACTCAACTTTGCTATGGTGACGGGGCGATTTGCCATGGGTTCAGTTGCAACGAAAACAAAATCACTATTCGGGGTAGGCTGGTCTTGTAGTTGGAAATGCGCTTGACGCAACCACCCATGTAATTCATCCCCCATCTCTTTGTCTGAACGCCAACGCTTTGACCCCAGCACCTTGAGCCGCAGGCTATCCCAGTACCCATACCCAAGAAGTACAACGCCAAGGCAAATAGCCAACACTGACAGCGGATTGTCAATGCCAATCTGCGCAATATCCTTGAGGCGAGTGCCCCAAGTCCCTAAATCACTCGGCAACGTGATGAAACCGATTGCGCCAATCAACGGGCCACCAATTTTAGATAGACGCCTAAACATGCCCCAATTCTATCACGGCCTAGCATGAAGTATATAATCCCGCAATAATCATCCTCTGTAACTTCTTTATCCGGACACCATCTACAACGCAATATCATCTTGGTCTCCTAGTGGACTGAGTACGCCAGGTTTCGGTATACGATATGAGCTCTGCATTCAGAGTTTTCTTCTAGACCAACCTAGGATAATGCCAGGAAGTAGGAATATCACTGCAAGACCGATAATGGCTAGTATTGAAAGCATGTCTCACTCCCTTCAAGGTTGGTTGCCTCCGGTAGGTATGACTTGGTTACTCGGTAGGTTCGTCCTGTCTAGTAGTTTGACTTCAAGGTAATATATCTTTCAATCAAGCTATTACGCCAGTCCTGGTCCCCACAACCCCTCACGTATTAACGGCGCTGGTTCGCCGGAGCTTTACACTCGATTAGATAGCCTGACGAGTACCTTTCTGATCCCGACACTACCGGGTATAAGGTCTCTCCACCCGCAGCTGGCGACCAAGAGAACGTCCATTCTTTCACATATCTCTAGTCGGCAGGCTTTATCACCACCACTGGGCCATTCCGAGCAGCCCAGTTACGGTCCTCAATAATTCGCAGTCGCTTTTCCTTGCTTACAGGAGCTTTACGACTGTGATGCGGGAACCGCGGTGTCTTTAGATTTAGTTTGTTCATCTTGGTTGACCCGTATAGGTGCCCCGTCTGTCTGGCCGGAGCATTAGGTCTAAATGACGCATCTTGCAATTCTCACAATTGATTCGTCGGTGTTTCTTCATAGGGGGTCCAGGTGAGTTTAACCACATCACCTAATACGGTGGTTGGTCAGCGGAGCTTTCCGATCCCAAAGGTATCCCAGCCCGCTTACGCCGTGGCCGGACTCCGCTGACCAAGTAGCCTGCCACATGCCCTATTTAGGCTCTACGTGGCTTCTACAGTGAACCTATTCCTAGGCTCAGGTGGAAAGTCTCTTGGTAGCTACACACGGTAGGATCCGCACCTACAAGCACACAACTCCCTTCTACAGCGTGCAAGAGGCTCTCCCCTGAAACTAGGAGGGGAGTTTACCCAATTGCAGAGGCTCCCCACAAGTAAAAGCCGCCCGGCTGGCTGCTAGCTTGTCTGTAATCAGGGTCGATTCCGATTACCTAGCAGCCAGACAAGCGGCTAATGAAGTTATCTTAGCACACTCTTACGTGGTCTGTCCCAGTACGGAGACTTGCATCTTGGACATATTAGCGGCTTTGTGGCTTTCTTCGGTATCCATTTGTGCTGGCACCTTTGACATTCCCAGCCCTGTGTCGTTATCTCTATCATTCTGCTATCTTACCTGAAAAACCAATGCTTGACAACGTGGGTTCTACCCCTTAAACTTCCCTTAACAGGTAAGAAACAATTGGAGTATGAATCATTAAGCAGATTAAACCATTGAATGAGAAGCCAGCGGGAATGGTCCGTTAGTTCTAATTCACACAACTTAACCTAGTAGCCATATCAGATTCAGATGGAGGCAACCATGCAAAACACCTTTACGAAAATTGGAGCACTGCCCGGATTCGGAATAACCAAACATGGCCGGTGGTGGTATCTAGTAGAGACTGAAGATGGAGCGGTACTTGGACCACGGCACAATTCCAAGGCCGAAGCTCTTGCTTATGGCTACCAAAGACACGCTGAATACTTTGGACTCTAACCCTAATCAACCCGATGGAGTAGACACCATGACCGACGACCAAATCACGTTTGTTGAAGAAGCTATCACGATGGGGCTGGTCATAACTAGAAATAAGCCAAGTAAGTGAAAGTCTAAACTATAAGGAGCGGATACCATGACCCACGTAGAATACAGCAAGACTAAAAAGCTGACAGTCCCTTGCGCAGCTTGGCATATGAACTTTGGCGGTCATTGCATGAACTGTGGCTATAGACCGACTAGCTAACCAGCCTTGAACCAACCCGATGGAGAAGAGAGAATGGGCGAAGTAAGAGAATCAACCTTTGACCAACTAATGCGGAAGGAGGACAAAAGCCACATGGAGGCGGTGCTTTGCCAAGCCATCGCTGAGTTATCCACTCTGGATGGATACAGTCATCTAACCCCCTGGGCTGTGTTCGATCTGGTTGAGAAGAATTGCAAAGATGTTGGATGGGAATCCTAGCCCACCTATTGCCAGCCGGAGTGTGAACCGGCTAGCCTGGCCGGGTTAGGCCAAGAGAGGAGAAATCATGGAAAGCAAAGCAACAGCCAAGGCCGTCAATCAAAGCATGTTGGTCAATCTTGGGCTGACAATCTATGAGGCAATAGCAATCCAAAAGCGTGCCAAGTCTCTACACCGGTCCTACGAGAACGACTGCAACTACGGGTTGACTTCACGCCAAGAGTCAAGAGAGCGTACACTCTGGCGCGATGTTGAGGCAATCGCGGGTCGTAATGGTCTCTACGTAGCAGAGCAAGGCGATCCGCGCGGCTGGCCCATTATCATCAGTCCAGAGCCCATCAGAGAGGATGGACGCGGACCAGAAGAACGTGTCTGCCCATACTAGCCCCACGGCTCACCCTAAACTTAGGAGGACAGAATGCCTGGACTACTCTCGGCTCGGCGGGATTTGACCGCAGCATACGCCAAGTTTGTTGACACACCTAAAGATTCACAATGGAACAGTCTTGTGGAAAGGGCCAAGAATTACCGGAAACTCTGGGAAGCACGTCAGAAAGCAAGGGGCTAGCCCCTGACAAGCGGCACGAAGCCGGTAGCCCGTTCGACCGCGCCGAGTGGGTCCGCATCGCTAAGGGTGATTGACTCTCTTAGTCCAATAGGTGTATAATGACGACATGATACCAAGAAGCCGCAAGGTAATTAGAGAGGTAGTCATGCTGGTCTGTGACCACTGTGGCTACGAATGGCAACCATCAGTCAAATTCCCCAAGCAATGCCCAGATTGTCATACTAGACTTCAACCAACGCCCAAGGAACGCAGGAGCGAGCAATCATGAAGTGCGGAATATGCGGATCAGACCAAGTTCGACCGGTCAAAGGCATCGGGAATACCATCAGATACCCTGATGACCCAACAATCCTAAGAACTATTCGAGACCGTGCAGACTTGAACAACCATCGTCGCCAATCTCATCCAAAGCAACACTTGGAATCTCAGATACAAGCAAGAAACACGAGACGCGCCAATCAATACTAAAGTATGCCAACTGACAGCGGGGGCCAGGTGATGTGCGGATCAGATGTGACGCCCCCGCTAACCGTAACTTGTACTCTCTGTCCTGCTTGGTTCAAAGACTGGCGAGACTTGTTCAAGCACTCAGAGACGCACGGAACCAAGAAACTAGGCGTAAGAAAGGTTCTAAGTCGATTCCTAGTACCTTAACGGCTGGTCTCTATGAAATCAGGTGCCTATTTTGACTATGGGTTAAATGCTGCAATGACCGAGCCTGTGAGTAGGGGCCAGCCGCTAGGGCACTAGGAGGGAAGATGTTAACTGACGAAGAGAAGCAAGCAATCCTGGAAGCCGACGACCTGATGATAAATACCTACGAAAACGTCGGCGTAGACAATCCATTCAACATTCGTTTTAAATACCAAGGTAAGCGTTGACCAGCCCAGATTGTGGCCGACGTGCGCGGCCTTGAAAGTCACGATGGGGGGAAACACTATCAACATCAGGTGCTTCGGGAGGTTGCCGAAGCCTTGGGGTACAGTGACAACGATGGGTACAACCACGCCTGCATGTTCCGCCCCCGTGAAGTCCTAGAGCGCATCTACGGGCTAAAAGGATAGAGAAGATGGATATTAACGGAATCAAGATAACCCCTGTCCCAGACAATGCCCAAGGTAGTGCTTGGGACGCATTGCGCCTTTGGAATCAAGACATCAACGATTACAGACTGATAGGCAAACGTGGGTCGCGGTTTTACTATCAGCATCTCGGAACAGGCGAGTATGCGATGGTAAACCCAAAACGAGGGGCACAGTCTAATTTGGACGTTTCATGACCCGCCACACAGAACTCCGAAAGATGGCCGAGAAAAGCATCGAAGCAACAAAGATTCACCACGTCCTACTAGACATCGCAGAAGCGTTCCAGAATGTGTGCGGAGAATGTGGTGGTTTGCCTCCGGGATTACCGCCGCAAGTCTATGACGATCAGACTGAGTGTCAATGCCAGGAGGAATGATGGAACACACACCAGAGCCTTGGCACCTTTATGTACAACCGGGTGGAGGCCACATTGCTGTTTTGCACGACAAGGAAGGCGAGTTTGGCAATGAAGGAATCGCTTTCATGGATGCGGTGCTGATCGGAACGAAGTATACAGCTAAACGCCGGGCCAACGCACGTCGAATCATAGCCTGTGTCAACGCCTGTGCGGGCATACCGACTGCGGTGCTTGAAACTCAAAACGTCCAGTCCATCGCTGAGGTCACCCCATGACCCGACTAACCAAGAACCAACTCCGAGACCGGCGCATCTTCAACGAGTGGTATCTTGCAAAACTCCAAGACGAACCCAAAGTCTACCTGAAATACTTCCCAGCGACTAACGGCACGTTGGCGGAGTACGCCCGGTGGTCTATCAAACAACACGGCGTCAACCACGAAGTCGGTGGCACTTCCGTTCCAAGACCAAGGGAGCAAAAGGAAAATTTGCGGATTAGCTTACTCGACAGAATGTCCGTGAAGTTTGGTATCTCTGGTTGGGAACGGTCTCCCTTCGGCAGCTACCACCCCATTGGAACCATGGCCCGTGCCAAAGCACTGGAGGCAAAATGAAAGTTACCAACTTTAAGGACTCAGACAAACAGCCGTGGACAATGGTCGAAGCGACAGAAGATGAAGCGTTGAAGATAATTGAATCTATTGCAGACCAACTTCGTCACCATTCCTCTAATGTTGGCCGACGCGAATTCCCAAAAGAGGACGGTGGTTATTTCTCAATAGCGGTGGTGCGACCATGACCTACATTTGTCCAGTTTGCGGGAAAGAGTGGCCCGTGAGAAACGGGTTCGCCGTTACTTGCCAATGTGAGAGGGACAAATGACGCGGCACAAAACCGAGACAACGCCTGCTCCCCGTGGGCTCTATGAACTACTCAAACGAAACGAGACTCTACTAATCCACAAAATGAAAGGACTGGCTCGTGAGTGCAGGCAAGCGGACACCGTGAATGGGCTGTGGGTAGCCGACACGATTGAACGCATGATTAGTGATGCACATGCCGAAGCGAGGAAAGATGACACAACCAACTGAAACAACAAGGTACAGATTCGATGCCGCAATCTTGGGCAAAGAGGTCCGAGGGCAGAAAACAATGATTAAGCTGGATTGGAAACTGCCTAGCGCGAAGTATGAAATCAACCTCTACCTTGACCCAGACGACGCCCAAATACTCAATGTCGGGGAAAGGCTCCATTGGTCTATCACACGCGGGGGGCTCGGGAAAGACAAAGATGGAACCACCAAGACTGGGCGATACCCCACTGACTACTTCTGGGACTGGGACAAAGACGACAGTGGTGCAAGCCAATCCCGCAATTCTCCGACAGTCTACAAAGACACGGACGGGAACGAGTACCCACCGAACGACCTGGACGATGCCGACCGGTCCATGGAACAAGACTTCACGCCCACTGGTGGTGTCTCGGATGTAGACGAACTATTCACCGGCAAGCCAGACCATCCCTTCATAGAAAACCTCAAGGGGCGCGCTGAGAGGCCAGTCGCAGAGCAAGACAAGTATCAACTGTCCGCTGCCCGCAGGGACGCCATGATACTCATCGAGATGGGCGTCTGGGGAATACCGGAAGGCAGGAGTCCACTCAGTTGGGTGAGAGAGTGCAGTGCCCGAATGTTCTACTCCCACCACGCCACTGTCATGGAGCCTGAACACTTCTGCTACACCCACGAGACCCCATGGAGCCCAGTCAAAGGCGGCACCTACGCCCACCGAATCACGATAGACGAGCAAGCTCTATTTTGCACGCCAAATGGAATCGTGGACGGTCTAGGCAATCTGGTGGAGGGCTAGATGGTAACAACTGAACCCCCTGGCTATCCCTGTGCATATTGCAAAGAAAGACTCTTGGACTTCGACCAAGTTATTGAACCAGGGGCCTGCCCTGATAGTCCCACTGGCTATCACTTCCTCACATTCGACGGTTTGAAAGAGATAAAGGAGCCAACCGATGGAAACTGACACCCGCCATATCGATACCAGCACGGGAGAGATACTTGCTCCCAACTCAGATCACATAGACTTCACCGACGAAAAACTCATAGATGAAATTGCGTATGCCGAACGCTGCGTCAACGCCGCCCATGACGTAGTAGGAAGGCTCCATATGGAAGCCATGCGCCGGGCCGAGGAACGTGGAGCCAATACCATCTTCGGCAAAGACAATAACTTCGTCATCTCTCAAGCCAATGACTACGAGAGAGACAAGCTGTTTCCATTACTAGAACTGTTCGACCCTGAGAACCCAAGCCACGCCAAAGCTAAGACCGAATGCTACCGGGAAGCTGGGTTCCAAGAAGTCTGGGTTGATACCAAATGGGATATCGTAAAAGTAAAGAAGCACGCCAAGACTCTGGGCAAGGAAGCCTTGGACATCTTGGAGAACGCAACTTCCCTTGGCGCAAAGAAAGGCAAACTGGTTGACAACTAAAGCCTACAGACACCAGCGGGGCTGTCTCAGGAAGATCGTGTACCGTGAACTCAAAGAGGCCCAGCAAAGAGCCTTAGAGATGCAACGGGAGGTTATCTACGACAAGATGATTCCTGAAGCTTACCAATGTCTGTTCGGGAATCATTTCCACGTTGGACACACTCTCTCAAAGCTAGAGTGATATAATATATCTACGCCGCTTGCTCCGGCTCACTATGAGCAAGATGGTGAGTTGGAACAGGCGGTATTTTTATGCCTACCGGAGTTTACACCCGAACCCCTGGTCAAACCAAAGGTCCTCCCCTTATCCCTCCAGAAGAACGCTTTTGGGCCAAGGTCGATAAGAATGGTCCTCTTTGGAACGGAACACCCTGCTGGCTGTGGCTTGCCGCAAAATATTCCCTTGGCTATGGGCGTTTCAAGGTTAATGCACGGCTGGAAGCAGTACGTGCCCACCGCTGGGCCTATGAACAACTTGTTGGCCCGATACCTGAAGGGTTAGAGATAGACCACTTGTGTAGGAACCCTCCATGTGTCAAGCCTGCCCATCTAGAGGCGGTAACTCATTCAACAAATGTAAAAAGGGGATTGCGAGGGCAACTACAAACCCACTGCAATCGTGGCCACGAGTTCAACTCATTGAATACTTATATCTCGCCCGCAGGGGGACGGCAATGTCGCCCATGTGTTAATTACCGAGCGGCACTCAAGAGAGCCATTTAATGCTTGAAGCTGGAAGGCTGCAAGAAGTTATCTACCAAGACACCGGTTGCGAAGAATCAGAGACTTGCCTAAAGTGCCCACTTCCTGCCTGCATCCATGATGTCACTAAGCAACAACAGGAACAGGCCAAACTTGACGCTGAGAGGGCGAATGCGGTGCTTCTAGCAGAACAAACCATGACCAGACTGGAAGCGATACGAAAGGTGGCCAAAGACTACGGGGTGACCGTGCGGACGATACGGAGAATCTTAGCCCGGAGCTAAAATGGACGTTATAGACCCCGGACATAATTACTTATTGACGAGTTTTGACGGCGGTGGGTCTGTCCGTTTGACCTTCGTTAAGAGATGCGACCCGCCAGAAAAATACCCTGGGAATTACAATGCCCATCCGGGGACCCAGATACAGGAAGTATTGAGGGCACTCATTGACCGCTCAGAGTACGTCAATAAGCAGATACCGTGCCCGGAAACAACTTTGTCGCTGTATCACCTAAGGGAAACCTTTTGGTTGTTCGAATCCAGACACGCCGCCCGGCACGACGCTGTTTTTCCTGAGGAATGGCGTCAAAACATCGAAGCGATGTCATTCTGCCGGACATGCGGGCACATCATGTGCTTCTGCGAATGATGGAGAAGCTGGATGCCTAGAATCCGCCAGCGCAGCAAGAAGCAAGAAGCCCTGTATCGCAAACGGCGGCCATTCGTGGCAGAGTTCTTGGAGAAGCACCCGTGGTGTCAGAGGTGTGGTATTCCGCCTGGACGCAGCGTAGGAAACCGAGCCACAGAGGTCCACGAGGTAGTGAGCCGAGCAAGAGGTGGTGACATTCTCGACCCAGAGAATTGTCGGGCGTTGTGCCGTCCTTGACACATGGAAGTGCATGCGTCGCCTGCACAAGCGGAGCAAGACGGTTGGTTGGCCAGTGGGAAAAAGAAATTTCAAACTGGAGTCTCAGAAGAGTAGACATGGCACCGCATAATAGAATATAATTCCTTTATGTCGATACGCCAACTACAACCCAACGAACCTATCCCTAAGGGGGAGCCCCGTCGCTATAAAAATGCAGCAGGCTACATACGCCTACGATGGAGCACGAAGGATGGTAATTATATTGAAGCCTATGAACACCGCGTTGTGACGGGCGCAGGCCCGAGAATGCAAGTGCATCATCGGAACCACGACAAGTCAGACAATCGCTTGGAAAACCTAGAGATATTAACCTCAACGGCACACGGAAAGACTCATCGCCGCATCAATGACTCTGAAATAGCGACCATGTATGCTTCGGGTCTCTCGATTCCTGCTATTCATCAACGCACCGGGTGGGATATGGGGGCACTCTCGCGTTCCTTGAAAAGGTCGCAGACGGTAGTAGTGCAAGGAGAAAGAAACCGCACACGATTCGATGAAGCTACAGCATTAGCGTGGTATCACAATGGCATGCGTGTTAATCGTATCGCTCAATGGCTTGGTGTAGGTCGTGGTGCTGTCGAAAGAATGTTGAAACGAGAAGGTTTGCCACCTTTCCCCGTGGGAGCACCAAAGAAATGAAAGGAAGAAGCCCAGGCCACGGCTGAAGGATTTTTAGCCAGCGGCAAGAAACAGATTCCGGCATTGTTTAACCGCATTGCTGCGCTCCAAGAGTTCCAATATTTATGGGAGAGAGATTGCGGGAAACTCAAGGCGAAGAAAAATAGACAAAGAAGATAGGAGACAGAGCATGGGACACGAAGCAAATTACAAAGTTGACGGAGCCAAGACTGGCATTCGCTTGATTGAGAATGAATATCGGAGGGCACGAGACAAGTTCCCGCCATTCAACAGTGCCCATGAAGGACTGGCTGTCCTTTGGGAAGAGTTCGAGGAATTGAAGGCAGAAGTGTTCAAGAAAGACGCATCCAAGATGGCGATGCTCAGCGAAGCGATTCAGGTAGGTGCGATGGCCTTAGCATTCATAGCAGAGTGCTGTGAAGAGCCCGCCCTGGAGGACTAGATGGAACGCTTCATGGTTATGCCGCTATGGCTCAGGTATCTAGTCCCTTGGAAAGTTCTGGGTTGGGTTGATAAACATTCAAATATTTGCTGGGCCAATGTTGTCATGTGGAAGATGTTCGGCGATGACGGTGACCTCCGTGTTCAACCAAATTGCTTCGGAAGTGAGCCTCCTTATGACTACTGCGGCAAGTTTTGTGTCGAGGCTTGGTGCGCCAAAGGGAAACTGAAGCGAATGGAGAAGACATGACCTGCATCCACAATTGGACCATTGAAACTCCAAGCGGACCTACAAGTTGGGGAGTTTGCCAGGTTTGCGGCCAAGTGCGGGAATTCAAGAACTCCATCCCTGGCGACCAGAGTTGGTTTCATTCAAACACGACTGACGAGGAAAAGGAATTGCAAGTAGAAACCCTCAAATCTAAGAGAGCGTACAAATCAGAGAACATCGGCCTGCCTTACGCACTGGAGAATTGATGAAGCCCTACTACGAGAAAGACGGTATCGTGATTCGAGCGGTACGTGATATAATACAACTATGGACATTGAAAGGAAGCGTCAATTATCAAGAGAGGCCGCTGCTCGGATTCGTGCTAGACAACGAGGAGAGGATGTTCCGAAACGCAACCCTGGTCCAAAGCCAGGATACAAGCAATCACCAGAACATATCGCAAGGCGTGTGCGCTGGGGATCTGAGCATTATGCTTGGACTGGAGATGATGTAAGTGAACGCGGAGGAAGGGCTAGAGCGTTACGCCGATTCGATGCAGGGGAATGCACCTCATGTTGGAGAGGCAAAGCCGAACGGCACCATATCGACGGGAATACAGCCAACAATGATGCCAGCAACATCGCCATCATCTGCCGCCGATGCCACATGCTCGCAGATGGACGGCTTGAACAATTCAAAGAACTTGCCAAACGTAATCAATCAAAAGCTATTGCTGCCCGGTGGAATAAAACCGTATTACCATGACGAAACCGCTGGGATAGCCATATTTTTGGGCGATTGCCGGGAGATATTGCCGACGCTGGGACACGGTAGTGCCAGACCAATAGACTTGGTGTTGACAGACCCACCGTATGGGATTACATCTAACGCTTGGGACAATGCGCTGCCTGCATCCAAACTACTTTCCATATTCCATACAGTTGTAATGACAACGGGTCAACCTTTTGCCGCACAGATGATTTGTGCTGACTTAAAGAGGTTTCGTCACGAATGGGTGTGGGTCAAGAACCGAGGCAGTAACTTTGCCAACACGGTACGCGAGCCGATGAAAGAGCATGAAACTGTGCTGGTATTTAGTGATGGAAAGTGGACTTATAATCCTCAATCTCAGAATCGAAACGGGACTGGAGGGGAGAGGGCGAAGTATGTTGTTAAGGACAGCACAGCATCAGACAATTACCGAAAGTTCAAAGGCCGCGAGTCGGCATTGATTTCTGATGAAAGAGTTCCATCGTCGGTGCAATATTTTAATACTGAGACTGGTGGGAGCCATCCCACTCGAAAGCCATTAGCTTTGTTTAAGTATCTTACTCTGACGTACTCAAATGAAGGCGAAACGGTTCTTGACCCCTTCATGGGCAGCGGCACAACACTCAAAGCTGCCAAGGACTTAGGACGCAAGGCCATCGGCATCGAGATTGAGGAACGCTACTGCGAGATTGCCGCCAACCGGCTGGCGCAAGAGGTCTTGTCATTATGAACAGAGGGGACGTAGTGAACATCAGACTTACACACATCGACGGCAAACTGCCCAACTTAGCCTTGATGAAACTGGCCCATTGGCACCAGTCCCAAGGCGACCAAGTTACGTTAGCGCGGACCCCGTCACCGTCGATGTTTGAGCCACAGTATGACCGAGTGTACGGGTCTGCCATCTTCGGATGGTCTAAACCGGTGGCGCAGCGGCTACAAGATGCCTTCCCGGACGCCATTATCGGAGGTACAGGCGTTGGAGATATGAGCCTAACCGTCGAGTCTCTACTGGAATTGGAAACCTACGAGCATTATGACTACTCCATCTACCCAGAATACGAATTCAGCCTTGGATTTACTCAGCGTGGATGCCGTCTGAACTGCGGGTTTTGCGTTGTGCCAAAGAAAGAGGGTAAGCCCCGTTCAACCAATACCATCTGGGACATCTGGCGACCTGAAACTGAGCGCCGAGTTGTTTTGTTGGACAACGACTTCTTTGGTCAACCAGAATCAGAATGGCAAGCACGGTTCCAAGAGATTAAAGAAGGTGGGTTCAAAGTCAGTTTCAATCAAGGTATCAATATCAGGATGGTCACACCTGAAGCTGCTGCCGCGATAGCCTCTGTGCCCTATTACGACGACCAATTCAAAACCCGAAGGCTCTACACCGCATGGGACAACTTAGGTCAAGAGAAAGTGTTCTTTAATGGAGTCGATATGTTACGTGACGCGGGAATCCCGCCGTCCCATCTGATGGTCTACATGCTCATTGGATATAAGCCGGGAGAGACGATGGAAGAGATTCTGTATCGCTACCAACGGTTAACAGAAGTTGGGTGCAAGGCATATCCGATGGTCTTCAACAACTTGAACCCAGAGTTGAAGCGGTTCCAAAGATGGGTGATTCGCCGATATCACGAGTTCATCGCCTGGGAAGACTTCAACAAAGCGGTTCCTGTTAAGTCCGGCGTCCCGCTCCCCTTGGTGGGGTTCTGATGCCACGATTGCTTGACCTTTTTTGCGGAGCCGGTGGTGCAGCCATGGGGTACTCCCGTGCTGGCTTCACCGAGATAACGGGTGTTGATAACCGGCCGCAGAAAAACTACCCATTCGAGTTCATCCAGGCCAACGCGTTGGAGTACCTGGCCGAGCATGGGCACGAGTTCGAGGCCATTCATGCGAGTCCGCCGTGCCAGGGATATTCCATCATGCGAAACCTACCCTGGAATAAAGATAAAGAATATCCTCTGTTGATAGACCCAGTAAGAGAACTGCTGGAACTCAATGGCAAGCCTTGGGCCATCGAGAATGTTATGGGAGCTCACCTGCCTGCGGGTTGGCTTTGTGGCATGATGTTCGGCCTTGGAGTCTACAACCATCGTGCATTTGAAACATCCTTTTTCTGGATGCAACCAGGGCATCCAAGACACAACATTGTATTCAGACCTGGAAGGATGTTTGGTCCTGGTGGGGGGCGCCGCACCATCGTATCCGAGAAGTTTGGTATCGACTGGATGACTAGAACTGAACTCAGCCAAGCTATTCCCCCGGCGTACACCGAGTACATCGGCAAGGCGTTGCTGGCTCAGGTGGGACACTGATGGACTTCCAGGGATGTTAAGAATCGAATTGCCCTTCCCAGACAGGCGACTAAGCCCCAATGCCAGGGTCCACTACCAAGTACGTGCGAGAGCCACCAGGGAGGCAAAGGAGCAGGTTATCGTGGCAGTGTTGGAACAGGAGCGTCAGAAGCTTTTAGACCGTGCTACGGTGACCGTGACGTTCGTTGTCCCCGACCGGAGGCGCCGCGATAAAGGGAATCTAATTGCAAGTGCCAAAGCTTACCTGGACGGACTCGTGGGACTTGTAATCGTGGACGACAACTGGGCAGCCATTGAGGAAGTCTATCCTCCTGTCGTGTTCGAAAAGGGTATCAAGAAGACCATTATCCAAGTTCAGGGAGTAGCTGATGATTGAGTGCTTGGGTAGGGATGCCGCCACGGGTCGTCAATGCGTGTTCACGGCGAAATCTTTCGAAGAAATAGTAGAGCATTCGAAGGGGAGAGCCTGCTTGCCAGTATGAGCATGGACAATAGCCCCACGGCGTTGTTGCACCGGAACTGGCACGGTAATCCTGGAGGTGGACTGATGAAACGGATAGACATGAAAGCTCTAAGCGATAATTTGATTGACCTGGTTAAAGTTGTAGATGGACTGTCGTTCTATCAAAGGTGGGGCGGGTATCAAACCGACACTCTGCCCGATAACAGCGCACACATCGAGATTGCCCTGATGTACTCCCAAAACATAACTAAGGCCCTTAAAGACGCGATGGGAGACCCCCATGAATGACATCCAGACCAGCTTGATGGACTTCCCCGTGCCGTACCACGTTGACCCGGTTTCAGCGCAGGAGTGTGACGAGACTTGCCCTTGCGATATGACGAATATCCGTTACCCGCTACGGCTGCCATGTCGCTATTCCAAAATGGTACTCACCGCTTGCCCCGAAACCTGCGACGATGAAGGATTCCACCTACATCCAAAACCAGTTCACCAAGAGGATTGTACCCATTGCGTAAACGGTTTCAGCTTCAACCCCTCTGCCGACGCTCTGTGGGAGGCGGTGAGGGCCAAAGGGTGGAAGGTTGTGGTAGCTACTGGTCTCTGTAACGATAACCAACCTGGCGATGATGTAACAGTAATTGGGAACAAGAATATTCTTGGCTTTGTTGATTATGGTTTGGGTCTCCGGGGCCAAGCCGCCCTGGAAATGGTGCTCTGGAAGGCGAAGGAGAGTTGGTGATGAAGCGATTCTGGTCGAAAGTTGATAAACACGGACCTCTATACGAAGGAACCCCTTGTTGGCTTTGGACCGGTGCTATTCGTTTTGGCTATGGGCAGTTCAAGATTGAAGGCAAAGTTAAGGCCGCGCATCGGCTGACTTACAAATTGCTCCGAGGCCCAATCCCCAGTGAATTGGAATTAGACCATCTCTGTCGGGTCAAGCATTGTGTTAATCCAGGGCACCTAGAAGCAGTAACTCATATAGAAAATCTCAGGCGTGGAATTAGAACATGCCCGTCTAAAACCCACTGTATCAACGGTCACTCCATAGAAAACGTCAAGGTAGCACATCGTAGGCGTCGATGCATGATTTGCCAAAGAGGCTACAACCGCAAATATAACGCTCGAAGGAAGCAACAAGAGGCTATTACATGAATGAAGATAACCCAGACCGCCGCGCCGAGGAACTATTATGAGTCAACAGCATTCGCATAACGACGGGGAAACGCATCACACCCATCATCTGAGCGACCATACTACCAACCCACTAGCAATGCACAATCTGCCCGCCGCTGAAGGGGAGGGTGCCGTGTGCTCTTGCAGATGCCATATCGAGGGAAGAGTAGATGACTTAGGGGAAGTTCAGGGCCACAAATCGGTTAACTGTCCCTGTCTCTGGCCCGCGCCCGACACCGCACCGAGAATCATCAGCGGCCCTGGTCACAACCAGCACTGTTGCCGATGTGGCTCTCACCAGAAAGAGTTTGACCTGATTCAACACCGGGCTATGTGTGAAAACATTCGCCGTGAACAAGGATGGGATCAGTGTCGTTTCTGCACGCCCACCGACATCTATTTGGCCCCAGGACACATAACTAGAACGGATTGTCCGGCAGGTTGTAATTGGACATTTATTACCAAAAGTGGTATGGCAACCCACTTGAAAAACAAGCATCCAGGGTGGGAGTTAAGTGACGACCGGACCCGGATAAATAGTCCAGTTGCTGGTGGCTATGATGCTGGACGACATAGCAGGGATGCCGAGGTGGTCGCGCTCCAGGAGCAGTTGGCCGCCGCGATTACTGAAATTAAATTGGCAGTCGGTGATAAACGTGCCATACAGGATGAGCTAGAAGGTGAACGTGACGCCGCCCGTGAGCGCGAACGGGCACTGGTGGAGGCGGGGAAAGTGCTGCGGGATGAGGCGGCGACTGAGTACCGGTTGGTTGACGCTGTCAAAGCGTGGGATGAGGCCAAAGACACCGCCATCGCAGCCAGCAAGGAAAAGTGATGAATAAGCAACCTCGCCCCATGTTCCCCTCCGACCGGGAACTATTATTTATAGCACTCTTCATTGTTGTGTTTATTCTCCCGTTTGCCATAGCGCGGGCATTGTTTTGGAGAACGCAGGACGCCATCGCAGCCAGCAAGGAGGCTAAACCTTCTCCAGAATCATCCACACCGCAGTAGCAGCCGTCAGGACCGTCAGCAGGGGCAGAAACCCCATCAAACGATCCATCCACCCTTTAGCTCCGACTTCCTCCAGAATGGCCCCTAGGACGATAAGCTGGGCGTCTCCCTCGTGGTCTTGACGTGGCTCTGCTGTATACCGGTTCAGCGCACCCTGGACCAAAGCATGAGCCAGAGCATGATTCTTCTTAGCCACTAGATATACCCCGCTGCCACCATGGCCCGGCCCATACTACCTTTTGCGCCTTTATCTACACCGATGAACATCACAAACCCCCACCAAGCCTGGGGAGCGTTGGTAGGGCCGTTTGCAGGTACGCAACCTATGTTCCATACGTCGGCTTCATCAATTGCATCTTTATTAACCGTATCTGAACCCGTAGTCTCAGCGTCGGTGATGGTCACTGATTGATTCCCAGCTTCGACGTCTATATGCCGAGGGCTGAAAGTGTAACTATCCCCTCCTGAACCTGGGGCAACGGATAATCTGACGTACATCTTGCGCAAGACGCCAGGGCCCATATAGTTGTTATGGCTGTTTGAGGCAGTGACCCAGAGAGACCCCATCTGGTTGGGGCGCAGAGCCATGAATTCTGTGTTGCTCTGGTGAAGCGTATTGGCGGTCCCAGCCAAGACCAATGATTCCCCGTCCGTGTCTGCTAGAAAGACCACGCCCCACGTTGCGAAGGGCTCAACACTAGGCGTATTTAGGGGCTCACTCATTATAGTTAACAGGTCACCTGGAGCAACAGTAAAACTGTTAACTAGGTCACTGCCAGTGGTATCATCCGCCGTGATCGTGGTCGTCAACACAGTGCTTGAACCATTTAATCTAACGGTAAAACGGTAGGCATCCGGTGCTGTACCAGGATCCATCACCAATTTTACATACAGACTTTTAATCGTCCCAGCCCCAGCACACAACTGCTGAGTGTTCGCCTCGGTTGCGTCCGGCCCCTGCCCAGTCCAACCAGAAAGACCACTAAATTCAGTCGCCGATGCGCTGAACCCAATCTGGGCAGTGAGCCCCATCAAAATGGACTCTTTATCTGTACTCCCAGTGAAAGTCATGTTCCAGTCGGCTGGCGAAACGGTCGGAGTGCCTGAAGGTGTAGTGCGGATGGATAAAAGGTCGCCAGCAGTTATGCTAACCTCGTTAGCTGAATCAGCCCCAAAAGTGTCTGTGTCTCCTGATATGGTGACTGTTAGAGTCGAAGGGGAGCCATTCACCATTAAAACGAAAGTGATTGATTTACCAGCACCTGGTGCTCCTCCGAGCTGTACGTTCAGCCCCGACATCGTTCCACTTGCAGGGCAAACGGTGTAACGGTGGGATTCGGTAGATCTCAGGCCAGTAAAGCGTTCAACGCTGGCATATTCAACCGTAGAAGCATGATAATTATCACCTGCGTTTCCCCAAATTCTCTGCTTCATCAGACAAACCAAACCCGAACGCCAACTTGAACGTCACGAAAAAGCAGGTTATTAGCAGTGCAATCGGCACCTTCCCACCGGGTCTCGTAGGTGTCGTTGCCGTCCACTTCAGAACTGATGTTGATATCTCCAACCCACACATCCCCTGGCACGATAGCTTTTGCGGCTGTCAGCGCCATGCCTGCTACAAGTTTGATGGCGTCAATATACGTCCCACCGGTCTTGTCTATTTGAATATGTTCTGACCCAGCAAGAACCAAACTATTTTCAGCGTTTGAGGTGTCTTCAATCTCTCGGAACTTCAGCATCATTTTGACTATTTTGACGCTGGCTCCTACGGGGATATCAGACACGGTGATGGCAGGCAGAGCTTGGTTGGCTGCGGTAGAGGTAACAGTGACAAGGTTATCAATCTCAGACCAGAAGTCCATCGATTGGATGCCGTTGCCGTACTGGAACCCCACCATCAGCTAATCAATCCCCAAATCTCAATGATGTCCCCTGTCACCGTCCCATCAAACCAAAGACTGGAAAGCGGCACTGAATGAGGGCGACCATCATTCTGAGCGAACTTTGCTGGGTCCATATCCAATACTTCTCCCGGCATCAATCTCTTACCTATGGGTGGATCGCTTGCTGCGTTCACAGTGGAAACACCAACCCGCAATTCCCCAGTGTTGTTTGGCCCTGCTGTGAAAAGACCCGCCAAAAGATTCCGATTAGCGGTTGAGTCGAATTGCTGCTTTTCCCCAGCAAGAGATAATTTCAGGGTATTTGAAATCAATTGCGCCATCAGATGACCTCTGCCCGGACCCTAACCAACCCCTCTTCCAAATATCCAGTCTCTTCGTCTCCCTCGACCTCTCGTATCTTCACGTAGGGGTTGCTGCCCTCGTCTCTAAAAGACAATTCAACCAAAGTTTTTTTGGCTTTGGCGGTCTCGTAAGCCGCTCTCAATTCTTCCACCGGCAACGCCGAAGCCCCCTCTCGGAAATCAAGCACGAACTCGAACGACTCCTTGATTTCCTCAACAACCAAACCCTCCAATGAGATGGACAAAACGTCTGCACCTTTAGTCGTTACCTGTGTATCCGACTCCACAGCTATCTGTATGCTCCTAAATTGCTGTCCTGACTTATCATCCGCCCCCGTAGGAAAGGTAAATGTGACGGTGCCTGCTCCCTCTATACGGTCGTCTGTGGCGTCGAAAATCGAATCAGTGGTGAATTGAGGATTGGTCATCTGAGTCTGACCAGCCTCGTCAAAGTCCACGTAAACCTTAATCCCCACCGTGGAAGAAGCTCCTGCTACCTCCACAAGTGTCCGCAAAGCGATGGTCGTCTCCCCAGGAACGGAAAATATGGGCAGGATATGTTGACGGAAAACAAACTCACTCGTACCCGCCCCAGACAGCCACCCATCTATATTCGGAGACCTAGTTTGGGAGTTGTTTATCAGTACGTGATGAACCCGGCTCGTGGTGCCGATGAAAAGGTATTCAACGTCTCCGCCAGCGTCGGCTGACATGACTGTGGTTGGGACTCTTGCCACGTGGAGCGAATCAACAACCTCTGTCGTATCCGGGTCGGTCCATAACCTTCTCCAACCAACACTGTTCCAAGCCATCACCACTGCGGTATCGGTTCCAGATTTCACCGCCTTAGTCCCAACAAACAACTCATGGGTATTCGACGCCATGCAAGTTATTCGTCCGTCCAACCCTGGGGGTAAGCCATCCCCACGGTCAAACCCAATAAAGTCTATCGTTAGATTAACTGGGTCCCACTCGATGATTGACCTTCCCGAAGCTAGATAAATCTTGCCCTTGTAAACTGCATAAGGCCGCTCGTGGGCTACTTCGTTGTTATCTCCTATCGAGATGTCGGTTATCAAGTCAAACTTGTTCTGCCCGAAATTCAGAGCATAAAGTCTTTTGGACGTGGTGGCGTACAAGATTTCCGCGTTGTTGTCGCTCTTGGTCCGCGCCTCGAACAATCCTGTTATGACCTCACCGTGAGAGAGGTTTATCTTGGCGATGTCTCTTACCGCTCCGTTAATGGTTTCGTTGAACCAACATTGACCTGTGGCGTCGATGCCAAATAATTTGTAGTCGTGAAATTCAATGTTGACGCACCCACGGGTTATTCCGTCTATATTGACCGGCGTATGATTGGTCCACGTAGCTATCGCGTCGGCGTAGGCATATCCAGAGGTCCAAGCAATAACCAGATACTCAGTTCCGTTTAAGTTGCCGTTCCTTGTGTCCACCGGGGCTGCTGTGGTATCTGGTAAACGGTTCGTCCATCCACCTCCGCCGTCCGCATACGAGTAAATCTCCACGCCAGCGGTGCTGACCAATAAGCCGTCCAATTCGTTGACCAAAGCGATGCCCGACCCGCCACCCGTACTTAAAGAAGGCTCAGTCTCATTGATGAACCCACTGGGAATCAAATGTCCCGGCCCGAATCTACCATCCCAAGAAGTGTCGAAGCTGACATTGAAGGGACCATCAGGCCCTATCCGGTGCCGTCCCATCCCTCCGCTACCATCGTTCCACACAATCTTGAAGGGCTGGTGTTGCTGAGTCGCATCAGTAACCCGCACCTTTCCCGGCCCCCCATTATCACTGGGAGCCAAGGGGAATAAGGTGTCATTCAGGAAAAGTCTCCCCTCTTCCACGACCCTTTGTGTCATGTAATCTTGATGGTCGCGGAGTCGGTCGCGTCATAGTCAACCGTTACTGCTGCCGCCCTAGTAGCGGTAACTTCAGTCTCGCCGAACGTCCTGACAAACTTCATGATCGGGTCAACCATCTTGGAAGCTAACGGAGTCGTCAAAGGCAAACCCCCGTCTTCCATGGTGATTGTGATTGTCCATAAAACAGCCATGATTACCCTACCTTTCTCGTATTCGCTGGAAGATGATGTTTCATTTTGGCTCGTTCAGCCTGCAAGTCCCAATAATTAGGGTCTTTCCCTTCCTGTGGATGGGCTCTCAAAGTCAAAGCGGTAGCCCGGCAAATCACGTACCAGTCGTCAACTTCAGATGCGGTCGCGTCAGCATCTAATAGAACAGGCTTGTCTCCTCCAACAAGTTTTAAGAGGGAATATCCAACTCTGGCTCGACCAACTGAGGTAAGAATCAAATCCCTGGCGTTAACATCAACGCCCCAAAGATGCTTCTGTAAGGCCACCCACTTAGCCGTGGAATTCAAAACCGTCTTGACATCGTTTATCCAGATAGTTGCCGCCCCGATATCAACAGTGTAATTCAGCCCCACGGAGATGATTGCGGTATCTGTTTCAGGGTTGGCTAACGCTACCCTCACATACGTCCAAGTGTCCGCTACAAGGGCTGGTACGTCTAGGGTCTCAAGTGGAGACGCACACTCAGCCGTATCATCCAACATCAGTTGTAAGTCCGCTGCCGAGGTAGCGATGCTGCACTTTATCCAGAATTCCGCGAAGTCCATCCCGGATAGGTCTTTGGTGGTGAACGCTTTCGTTGCTAGTAAACCAGTTGAGAAACCCGTCGCCACCACCATCCTGAAAGAACTGCCAAGTTTGGCATCTTCAGTTTGCTGACTGTGAGTCACGTTAGACGGTTCTGCTAGTTCATCCCAGATAGCTGTTGCTTCGTCGATAATCTCCGTTTCAACAGAGGTCCGGTAATCTATCCGGTGGATCTCCGCAAACTCCGAAGGAATATCTAGACGCGTTTCTCTCCCGTCCCCGTGCAGAGCTAGGCTCTCTTCCGGGTCGAACGCCTTATCCGATATCTCTCTTATCGCTTGGTTGATAAACCCCCTCCCACCAGACGCCCCGCTTCCTATTTCCTCTGGGTCCATCTCCCACAACTCAGCCGTGTCTCCTGATAACGTCGAAGTAACTGCTGGAGAAAGGGTGAGCGTGTAAACGTCAGTCGTGACCGCTGTTGAAATCACTCTGGACTTCACCTCGTCGTTCGGAGAATCTGTCCCCAGCCACCTTCTACCTTTATAGGTATTAGTTGAAGCCCCGAATAAATCTGTTGTCACAAACGTAGTAGTCGAGCCGTTGGCGGAAGCGGAAATCAACACCATCTTCCCACTGTTTATTCCCACGGCCTGCCTGATAGTCTTCCGGGTTCCAAATTGACTCACAAGCGTCATCAGTAAATCATTACTCTAGGGAAAAATGCCCTAGCGTCTGGGTTCTCGCCAAGAATCATCTAAATACCTGCAACATCTAAAACTTCACGGACAGCCTCTACTAAAGGTGTAACAAATGCATTTGGGATACTAAATGTGTAAGTTACTTGAATCATGATTAAACTCCCAAAACCGCCCGACCAAGTTGAAAATCCCGGCGTATCGCATCGGGCGTCCAGACTGCTCCGGTACCAACTGGACGGAAAACGGGACCAAGCGGACCACCAGCAACCGGGGAACCCAATGGATTTCCCCCGTCTGTTTCTGCTCCTATTCGCACTACTTGAGTCCCATCCTGTTGGTCAGCATATGTACCATTGGTATTATCAGTACGGTCCACTTCACCATCTATATAAGTGATGATCGAAGCACTGGTTATGGCGTCATCGTGTTTGGTGGCTGCTAAGTGATGCCATCCAGCTGAGAGTACCCCTGACCTGGCACCGATGAAGGCATTTGCAGTATCATCAATTATCCGACACCTAAATGTTTCATCGCTATCTACAATAGTTACCCAGTTCTGGCCCTGGTTATTGTTAGCGGTAGATTTCATCATCAGGGACTGCCCAGAGGCTCCCGCTACCACGTTTACCCAGAATGCCCAACAATAACTTGGCTCACTCGACCCTGCACTATCGTTCCAGAAAGCGGCATCAGGCGTTTCCAACCATTCATCACTCTGGTTAAAATTGATAACCGGTATAGATAATGGACCTTTTACTGTAGGTGGCGTATCCCATGAGGTTACTGCTTCGGTGTAAGTGAAAACTACCTGCTCGTCACCAACGGTCGTTACCGTGGTCCGGTCGCCCGCTTCATGATTCGTATCTCCCATCGGAACAAGGAGACAGTCCAATCCAAGCAGGTCTAATCGAGCCTCATAAAGCGCAGCCCACCGAGCTTGATTGTCACTCACCTTGAGCGTCAGAGCCCCAGATAGAGCCAGAGTGCCCAATTTTGCATTACCATTTATATCAATCTCCATATCTCTCTGGCTTACATAGCTATTATTTCCTTCTGTTCTTTGTTCATACAAAGCTCTCACTTCGTCTGCTGATAAAGCTCTATTGTAGATTTTTACTTCATCTATGTCTCCGTTGAAATGTAATACTTCACCCTCACTATTCCTATTTACAGTCCCGATTCTTCCATTGTCCAGATTAGGAGCGTCATTAAACCAATATGTTTTATCTATCTCCGTTATAAATGCCTGGGCAACGGCAACCCCATCAATATATATTACAGGGGAAACACCATCTTGAGCTAAAGCAACATGTGTCCAAGTATTGTCTGAAAAGACTACTGAATCAGTCTGTAAAGTAAATTTTAAGCTAGCAGCACTTCTTGAAAAAGCATTAAATTTACCCGCAGGAAGAATAGTGATATATATAAATTCATTTGCATTTACGTCTCCAAACGCAATAAAAGTTTCTGAATCTAATGGTGTAGCATCAACAGGCTTTACCCAAGCTGTCCATGTACCTTTTGTGGTTGAAGCAAGTGAGTTGGTTAAAGCCGTATCGATGTTAATGAAATCAGAAGATCCATTGAAAGCATAATCTCCACCACTGTTGAATCCACCAGAAGGATTGTGTGTTGCTCCGTTATTAGTACCATGATTATTGAACGTTGAGGAATCTAAGACAGTGTTTCCGTTTATGCTTTCTGTATTGAAGTTTGTAGATAGAACCAGACCCTCATCAGTAACCTCATGGATAGTTTTAACCCTTATATCCCCTACTATCTCTAGTTCAGCATTAGGTGTCGTAGTTCCGATTCCTACATTCTGAGAGGCATCAATAAAAATAGCACTACTATTGTTAGTCTTAATATCTAATGGGTCATTTGTAATGGTCCCCAGAATGCCACCGGCAGAGGAAGCAAAAAGAAATGTCTCAACACCATTTGTACTGTCTCTAACTGATAAATTACTTGGCCCAGCTTTGGTTACTAATAAATCAGTTGCCGATATATCAGATGCATTTGTTCCTGCTCCCACATGCAACAATTCTTGAGGACTAGTATTCCCAATCCCTACCTTGCCGTCATCTGAAACGGTAGGCGCAGTGGAAGAGTAGTCTTGAATCAGTTTCCCGGTGGTGCCGTCAAACCGAACGATAGCGTTATCAGTAGCCGATGACGGGCCTACTACATCACCGACCCCGCTTATCTGCGTAAAGACTATCGGACCGAGACTGGTGCAGACGTAGACTGTCCCGTCGTCGGTATCCACCCACACGACGCCTATCTTTACATCGCTGCCGCTGGGAGTGTCGCTTCTGGTGGCGTAGTGTTGCTCGAAAGACAGCGAACCATGTTTATTAGACACTGGATGTCCTTCGCTGGACACCCGACGCAGTCAAGACAAGGTCAGTATTGCACTCGCAAGTAAAAATCACCCGGTTGCTCATACCAGCGTGCAAATCGTCTACGGTGTCCCACAACCTTCCGCACTCAGGACAGACGATGACCCCAACCAAAGGCATCTTGCTCACGATATTACGCAGCCGTGCCAACTCAGAAAGGACTTCCGTGGTTGAGATGTCTCTCCCGTCCCGTCCATCCTTACCATCAGCCCCAGCAGGTCCTTCCGGACCTACAGCACCAAGGTCGCCTTTTTGACCAGCAGCCCCCAGAGGCCCCTCAGCACCTACCGTGCCACGATGCCCAATAGGTCCGTCGTCGCCCTTGTTGCCTTTCTCGCCACGCGGTCCTCTAACCTCTCTACCAGTCAGACCTATCGGGCCATCATCACCCTGTACTCCAGGTTCTCCTGTTGGTCCTGAATCTCCCTTGTCGCCATGTTCACCGCGAGGTCCATCAGGTCCAACCTTGCCTTCTTCCCCAGGACTTCCAGTGGCTCCGTCTCGACCATTAGACCCATTGGAACCATTCGAGCCGTCTTGTCCGTTTATCCCGTCATTACCTGGATTTCCCTTTTCACCACGCGCTCCAGCCTTGCCAGGGTCTCCTTTTGGGCCAGGAGGACCACCCTTAGGACCGGGAGGGCCAGCTTTACCACTACCTTCCTTGGCACACTTACCATGGACCCACTCGACCATATTCGCATTACCGTGAGAGTCGGTAGCTACTTGTTGAGCCAACCGCTCCCCGGCCTTGAATAGGTCTTTGCAAATGGGACAATTTTTAGTGTTTAGAGATTCCATTAAACGTCCAGGGCCAATCTTTCCAGCCGATAAAGGTTGGCAATCTGTTCCGCAGTCAACTCAGCAAGGACAAAGAACGGACCACACGGGCCACCAGCGATTATTCCGTCAAATAGCTGTTCCTTGGCAGTGCTTGTGCCTAGTAAATAACCAAGGGACGTGATGGTCGCGCCCGCAACTTCGTTGGCAAATCCAGCATCATCAACTATGTCTGCATCATCTGTAGCCACACCATCTATATAGATGGATACGTCAGCCGCATCAGTCCCACCACTAAAAGTCCCAACTACGAAATACCAAGTGTTTACAGTAAGAGCCACATCGTCTTTACGACCTACCGCAGCGTTATTCGTTTCGTCGTAGATGGTGAACCCAATGTCTCCGTTGGAATCGACGCTGAAATGGAATTCCCTATCTTCAGATGAGGTGGTTTCATCCCACTTGGCTAGAATTACGTTGCTGGCAATCGTATTCAGATATATCCACGCCCCGACACTGAACGCCCCAGCATCCGACCAAAACGCATTGTCCGGCGTGTCCATCTCATCAGTTACACCGTCCATGGTAAGAACGGGTATGTGCTGTTTCCAATTAGAACTGGCTCCTAAGAGGAAGGGAGTAGCGAATGCGCTCAGAGCACTACTTGGTGTCCATATAGGAGACAACCCCGAGGCGTGATATTTCATACCCGTAAAGGTAGAAGCAGTTACTAACCCAGCATTAGACTCATCGCCGAAGTTCACAAGCGTAGCTGTGTTCCCAAGTTGGGTCTGGCGGTTGTGGTAGATGGCGTTCCAGAGTGCCTTGGTGTCGGTGTTGAACCGGTGGACTGAGAATTGAGACCGAATCAGTGGCCCGTCAGGTAAGATCATTACGCAGCCTCGCCAAAATACTCTGCGTCGAGCGTAGCGTCGGCACTTACCCGAATTGCCTTAAACTCCAAGCACTCATCCCGAGACCGTAGAACAATGATATCGGTAGCGTCAGCTTGGAAACCAGCCGTGGCACTAGGTATCAGTCCGCTTGTTCGGATGAAGGTGACACTTGCGGTACGGACGTACATCTCAGCCGAAGTGGCGGCATCAGGCACGGTGAGCGCAACAACATTGGTGCTGACTACCAGACCCAATTGCCCCCCGGAGAGTGGGATTCTCCGGAGGGGCACATCCCGAGTAGGGAATGGGGAGAGTTCTGTGACGAAGTCGCCAGGAACTCCGCGTTCATCGCTGAGACGAATTAATGCCATGAGAAACAGTCCTTTAAGGGAGACGCTACCCCTTTAGTTTTAAGTTACGTCAGTAGAAGTGAATTCTGCCCACTTGATGGAGTAGTTGACCTCTTCGTCTACGTTGGAAGGCTTTAGATAAATCAGCCAAGAACCTGGGCCGATAATGGTAGGCGGGATGTGCGTCTTGGCACTCCAGTACAGACCACCGAGTGCACCAACGCCTGCGCTATCATCACGACCAGCCGCCCAAATGGCGTCATCGTCTACATTGGCAATCGCTACAATCTGCGTCCCGCCGTTGAAAGCGGAGCAAGACGAGATTCCAGACGCTGCCCCTCGCATGTTAACAATCGTGTTAGCACCGCCGCCTGACGAATATCGCACGACAGAATCTTTCATCATGCGAACCATCCAGTCACCAGAAGTACCTGTTCCCTCGGGGGCAAGAGAGACTTCTAACGGAATGATGGTAGTCGCAGTAGGCACGTCGATAAGGAAGGACGGATTTACGTTATCCGTGCCAGGCGCAGTTTCACCAACCAAGTCGCCAGCTTCTTGGATAAGTGGGGAGATGTTGTAAACCACCCCGTCCATGACCAACTGAGTCATCCAGTCGGGAACGACAATCTCGCCCCGTGGGTTCATTCGTACTACGTGGGGCTGGCCCTCACCCTGTACGGTGTAAGAATCCTGCCTAACTGTGCCAAACATTACTGCCATGATTATCTCCTTGTCGGGTTTTTATCCGTCGCCCGTTCGGTTACTCTGCGTAAAATTCTTCGAATGTGAATTCGGCCCAACTGGCTATGATGTACCCAGTGCTGGACGTTGCATTTGCTGGATGGACCATGAAAGCATTTATTTGGCTCCCTGAAACCCCAATGACCGCAGGCAGACCCTTGCCATGCAGCGGCGAATACACGGCCTGATCAAAATGAGCAAACCCAGTGATCGCATCTATGTCGGGTTGAACGTACATGCGATACAGGTCACATACGTTGGTCGGAGCCGTTCCGGTGACTCCGGTATTAGTGACGTAAGCCGTAACCTTAGAACCTGTCTCGTCGGCGAACCGAGTATTGAGATTGACGGGCGTAAACTGAGTCATGTTGGCATTGCCCGGATCATTGTCACAGCTACTGATTAGACACTGAGCCACGGCACCGGCATGGGTGGCTTCCCATGCCACAGTGACCCTCAGGGGTACTATGACAGTCCCACCAGGCACCCGCACCAGTAAGTCTGGGGTTTGCCGTACTAGGTCTGTCTCAAAGGCGACAGGAGAAGACAGAGTTCCGTGTAGAGCCTGGAATACCCGACCTTCTTTGAACCACTGGAGTTCATTTTTAGGATGGAGATCGATGGCCATCTTTGTCTCCTTTAAGCCGCGTAAAATTCGTCATATGTAAATTCCGCCCACGACGCGATGATGAAACCTGTGCTGGACGTTCCATTTGCAGGGTGGACCATGAAAGCATTCACGTTGATGTTTGAACCAATGACCGCAGGAACGCCACGGCCTCTCAAGGGGTCATAAACAACCTGCTCAAACGTGCCCGATGCCGTGATGGAATCGATGTCAACTTGAACATAGACTCTCAAAAGGTCGGTCGTATTCGTCGGAGCGGTTCCTGTACTGCCGGTGGCCGTTATGTAGGCAAGAACTTTGGAACCTTGAGCAGCAAACCGGGTGTTCTGATTGCGAGGCACCGCTAAAGTGATATTGCTTACCCCTGGATCATTGTCCGCAGCACTAATCAAGCACTGGAACACAGCAGCACCAGTTGCTTCTGTGTCAACCGTAACCCGGAGGGGAACAATAACGGTGCCTGGCGGAACCCGTACCATCAAGTCAGGGGTTTGGCGGACAATGTCAGTCTCGAAAGCCGCAGGAGTAGTTAGTTCTCCATGGCGTGCCTGGAAAACTCTCCCTTCTTTGACCCATTGCAGTTCATTCGCGGGATCAAGGTCAATCGCCATGATTTCTCCTTATTGCACCGCAGTGCGGTATTGGTAAGCCCCGAAATAATCGACGCTCATTGTTTTGCTGTTGCCGTTACGGTCTTCAACGTAAAGCCAAGGAGTCAGAAGCACGTTCGAGTTCGGCCCTTGGTCATCCACTTGACCGGCAACTTCATTGAAAATCCTCCGCCCGTCTGCGGTGAACAAGCTGTACTCCACGGCGCACTGGCTATTTCCGTCGTCATTTTCTATGAGTTCAATCATTAACCACTCGTAGGTGGCCGCAACTGGTGAAATCGCACCAGTGCTGGGAGTAAGGGTCGTCATTGGGTTGGTAGTTCCGTTATTAGCCGCCAGACCTTCCCAGCCAGTCCCAGAATCGTCGGTGTCAAAGACCCACAAAGCACAGTCAGTGGCATTAAATGAGGGAGTAGCCTTGGTAGCTACCGCACCAGGATCAGCCAGAGCGTCGGTAAATCCAAATTCAATCTTTACACCCGTAACGATGTCTACTGTCAGGCAGGCTACGATAACCGCGCCGTGGTCGCCACGGAACGTCAACCCACCAGTTAGTTCAGAACTAGCCGTGGACCCCCCAGCGTCACCAGTAACAAAATCACAGACACCATTCACGACAAGAGTACCTGGAATAACGGGGTCCGCAGCGGCGTTACCGGTCCCATTGGAAACACCCCACTTAAAGGTGTTCAAGGTGTCACCCATGAACTCGTCTTCTTGTCTGACCACATCCAACGACTGGTATTCCATGGCAGGGAACAAACGGCTTTGGCTCATTACTCGGATTAACCCGTTTGCGAACCGGGTTTGGGTTGCTAGTCTACGTTTTATCGCCATTGAATCTCTCCTTTAGGTGGAATCCCACTTTCGTGGACCACTAAGGTTTAGACCGGGCCTGGAAGGCCGTCCCACGAGTTGCCGTACACCCCGGAGTTCTGCACTTTGACCCCATCGCCTTGGGGTAACTATGAGGGTGGCCACCTACAGGTTCTTCTATCGTTACGGTCGTGGCTTCTGCAACCGTGGCAGACATCGTTTCGGAAGCGTCTTTCTCGGCCAGTTCTGCCTTCAATTCCTCTATGCGCTTCAGCAGGGATTCTTCACTGACCTGGGCGGGGAGAAGGTTCGTATTCCTCAGTGCATCAGCCAAACTGGTGCCCAGGCTCTGGCCTTGCTGGATATTCCCTTTTTCCTCTTTGTGAAAGACCGACTGGTGTTGTTCCTTCGCCTCCATGGTTGGCAGTACCCTTTCACAGAACTCACAGGGGAAAGGTTGTAGATCCATACCTGCTATTTGGGGGAATTCAACCGGCTTTGCACCACGCCAACAGTCGGCATCGTGAGACCGATGGTATTGGGTCATATGGGTTTTGCAAGTCGGAACCATGGGCGGATTTATGTATAGACCTGCCTTGACGATTTGATCCAAGGTCAATTCGTGGGCACCGCCCATCATAAACAAACCCTCAAGTTCGTGATTGACAACATACGGCGATGGGTCAAAGGAACCGTACTGATCCAGCGATTCCCACCCA